TTCTGTTAGGCGGTATTTTATCGGTTGTTTTGTATTTTTTATGTTGGTGTAGGTGGGTATTTAATTAGGGGGTGAAAGGTGAGTGAAAAGCGAGCGAAGGAATTAAGGCTTGAGGTGGCGTTTACCGTGAAGATTGTGGTGTTTCGGAACGGTGACGTAAACGTTCAGGGGTTTCCTACGGATTTAGATGCTGCATTGGACATATTTCACACGGCGGAGAAGGCTGTTGTGGCGCATTTTTTAAAGGCGGCGACGGGAGATGTTCCGCAGGTGATTGTTCCTGAGAAGCGGATAATTTTACAGAGTTAGGGGGGGTGATATGAAGATACCGAAGAAATTAAAGATAGGTGGTCATAAGATAGCGGTAGTATATCCGCACAAGTTTAAAGAGAGGACAGATGCTTTTGGGTATTTTAATATATCTACAAACGAAATACTAATCACAAATATTGATGCCAACGGGCATGCGTGTAGCGAATCACAGATTGAAAGCACTTTTTGGCACGAAGTTTTTCATGTGATTAATCATATATACTGTTGTAGGGGTCTTGGACGAGCAACTGATACTGAAGATATGGTTGAGGCATTAGCACAGGGAATGGTTCAATTTCTGCGAGATAACTTTAAAGACTTGGAGTTAAAAGATGCCGTGGATACGTAAGGGTAAGACGATTTACAAGAAAGTTCGTGGTCGGTTGGTGAAGAAGCAGGCGTGTAGTTCGGTGGAGAATGCGAAGAAGGCGTTGAGATTGTTATATATGAAGGGGGAATGATGAAAACATATTTCAAGGTAATTCCAAAAATAAAACCGAGTCCCGGTGAGTTAAATTCTTCTGAAGCGTGTCCTCATTGTAAGACGGCATTTGTGGATTTTGCTGATATCATGGGTAACGGGTTGATTTATGGGTGCTACGTTTGTGGTGTGGTGTTTATGTCACCTGAATGTATCGCGCATGAGATCGGATTTAAGCGAGATCAGGTTAAGGAGCAAGAGGAGTTGAAAAAGTTTTTTTATGAAAATCCGGTACAACATCCCACAATTCATTCAAGCGAACCTACCTGGAGTGCTAAAGAATTTGCTGAAAGAGCTTTTCCCAATGATGTAAAAGATGAAGTCGTAATTATTGCGGCCCCTGCCATCATTGAGTCTGTAGGGGGCATGAATATTGTAGATGAATTGATGGCTTCGACACCGTTTATCGCCAAATGTGGAAAACAATGCAAGAACCTTGCCGGGTTAAAATTGCATGAAATGAGATGCAAGGAGTGTTTGAAGATTGGATAATCTCGCACAATCCCTGAATCATTGGACGAATTATATTTCGTTTAAGGATACCGAGCAGTTGGAGGTACTTTCGCAGTTACCTCACAAGACAATTGCTTTGTTTAGCGGCAACAGGGCTGGCAAGACTTCAACAACGGCAAAGCATTATGTTGACAGGCTTTTGGGGAAATGCAAGATTGAAGAAAAAAACAAATTAATGCGAAAAGTCCGGTGCATGAGTTCTTCAATGCCGGATTCAAATGATGCGAACCAAACGGATAACGCGCAATATATTGAGCTTAAAAAACTAATTCCCCCTGAACTTATAGTGAAGGATGTAACGGTGCGGAATTCAATTTTAGAGGTTAGGCGACCGGTTGGGTTAAGTTCTCAAACTACTCTATTTGAGTTCCGTTCTTCCAAACAGGAGCTTCAAGACCTTGGAAAAATTACCCTTTCTTCCCTGTGGCATGACGAAGAAACCCCGGGAGATAAACGGGTGGAATGTAAGATGCGGCTGATCCAGGAGGACGGGGACGAAATTTTTACAATTACGGTTACTAATCCCCTCTCTTTTGTCTATGATGAAATATTTCTTCAAGCATCTTATATATACAGGACGAAAATAGTTGCAGAACATAGTGGATTACCACGAGTTGAGCATCTTCCCGGCAATCCCAACACAGCATGTATCTTTTTTGCAACTGACGATAACCCGATATTGGACAAAGAAGCAATTGACAGAATATTTGAAGATATAACTGATCCTGACGAGATTGCATTGAGAAGGTACAGTGTTTTTAAGCAGATATCCGGTAGAGTCCATAAGACCTATGACCCGAAATACTGTTATATACCCTATGATAAATACTTTCCTCAAGGGATTCCTGATGAATGGATGCACTGCCGGGGGATAGATTACCATGAATCACGAACTCCCTGGTCTATAGGCTGGATGTCGATTTCTCCACAGAACGAATGGTTTTTGTGGAGAGAATTTCACCCGGCGATTGACGGTGCAAGGGCTTATAATACACACGAAATAGTCAAAGCTATGGCTCGGAAGTCAGAAGATTATGATTATCGGGTGAACCTGATTGACCCATTGGCGAACAAAAAGCAGGCAAATTCGGGGTTCAGCACTACGGAAGACATAAACAGGTATTTTAAGCAATTAAGGGAGACTGAGGGATTAGGCAGGAAGTGCCTCTGGGAAGGTTGGGACACCAAGGGAACAACAGGCAGGGATGCGGTGAGCAAGCGATTCAAGAATGCGGTGCAATGCGGTGTTCCTTTCAATAATGCACAGAGAATAAGAGGGACAACAGAATATCTGCCCACCTTATGGATATGCGATACATGCCCGAAATTCCACAAATCTATTATGGATTGGCGATATTCGGAATATGTAACGAGTGGGACAAAAGCCGTAAATGATCCCAAGCCCTTTCCGATGCCGAAGAACTCGCATGACAATATGGTTCTGGAATGTTTGGCCAAAGATTATCGTGTTCAGACAGCATATAGATTTTTAACCAGAAAGCCATATCTTCAACCGATAAGGCAAAGTTCGATAACGGGGAGGTAGGATGTTTGACGAAATAAAGACACCTGCACACAATATAAATAGTCGAGATGGGTTTGATCGAATTTGGGGCGATGGAATTCCCGAGATCAGCAAAGCGGTAAGGGAAATGCTTCATGAATGGAAAGACGGGGAAGATTACGAGAAGATTTTGTTATTCTTCTTGGGAACGTGTGATTATTCTCAGGACAGGAGTGAATATTTATTAAGGGAGTTGTTAAGGGGGGCCATATAAAGGGTATGAAATATTTCATGGGTGAACGTAACGTCTACCCTTCTACTATAGGTGTGATACTTTTAATAACTGATGACTTCGGAAAAACGGTTGAAATGCACAACTATATTAGGCCTGGGACATTCTTTCACAAAGAACCATACATAGAATTAACTGATGAGACTGGGGGGAAAAAGATATTTGAGAGATTGGGAAGGTGGCTTTCACGATTATTAAAGAAGAAGGCCAAAATTGAAACTAACGGATGAACAGGAAGGCGAGAATCAGTTAAGGGAGTTATTGAGGGGGAATATATGAACGTTTTTACAGAAGCAGAAAAACTATACATAAAGACAATTTGTGAAAGATTGGGGGTTGTTCAACAGGAGATTTCCATATTTAACCTTATCAAAATGCTTAACGAAGAATATGGAGGGATAGTACAAGAATCAAAGGAATTGATGAAAGGCCAGATTGTTGCAATGGAAAACCCTGCTTGGGTCAAAGTTAAAGAGGGTTTAATTGTTATAGGAGACGGAAAGTGGGGGAATAAAGTGCAAGAAGCGGCATGGACATCATGGTGTGGAAAAAGTCTTGGTTCTTTGGATGTGAAGAAGTTCTTTCATCGGTTGGCAGAGATGGCAGATGAAGGGATTTCCTCCTATTAAAAAAATAACTTGACATCTTAAAACATAGATGGCAAAATTGACAAAATTGATTCGGGATACTTTTTATACAAAGCCCCATTTAAGATATTTTTTGTCTTGAAGGGGCTTTTTTTATGGACGTTATGGAAGAAAAACAACCGATCAAAACTGAAAGTTGGGAAACGCAGTTAATTGCATTGATTGACGAAGAGGTCAAGAAGGGGCAAGAGCATTGCTCAGACCTCAATGACCTCTATGATACGATATACGCAATGATAAGGGGGGAGCGTCCCGAATGTAATTACGACTGGGAAAGTAATATCGTCATTCCAAAGGTTTTTCAGGTAACGTGGTCTGCTATCGGGTATCTCACAAATAAAATCTTCGGAGCAAAGCCGATTATCGGCGTTAAGTCGTTTGATAAAAAGGGAGCATGGCAGAGAGAAACTATCTTAGAGTTCTGGCATACCCTTCAGGTTGCCACAGACAAAGAACACGTAGACTACTTTCTGATTGTCGTTATGTGGCTGTTAAGGGGTCTTCTGAACGGCACAGGCATACTAAAAAAGACATGGCATCAAAAACTCAAACGAATCACCCAAGAAGTCAAAGAACAAATCCCCATTGGTAAAGATGAAAACGGAGAAATACAGTACGAAGAAAATATAACAAAGCAGCAAAAAACCGTTCCGATAGAAGATTGGCCTCACAATGAAGTCTGTAATAACAAGGATATTGTCGTTGATTGGAATCTGAAACCAGGGCAAAGCATAAAACAGGGTCGTTTTGTTATACACCGAGTTCCAAACAAAGACATAGATTCTCTGAAAAGAACAGGACTTTATGAAAATTTAGACAGTTTTGAAGGTGCATTTCAGTCAATTATAGATCAAGAACACGCTTCAGCCAAAGTCGATCAAATGTCTCCACCCCCCATTTCCTCAATTTATTCCGAAATAGACGTATATGAAAGAGTCGGTCAACTCCCCGTAACCAAGGGAGAAGATGGTTGGGAGTATGACCCTGATGGCGACATGAAACAGATGGTCGCCGTTATCGGAAAGGGCGGAGGAATAGAAGAAGTTATCAGGTTAAAGCCTAACCGATACGGCTTGATTAATTATATTGATATGCAGATTTATTTTGATGAAGAAAGGTGGCAGTCGGTAGGGATTGCCGAGCCGATAAAAGACCTTCAAACTGCCATGTCAGATAATATAAATGCTACGTTTGACGGAATCTGGCAGAACCTCTTTCCACCTACAATATTTAACCAGAATTACGATTGGGAATGGGATACGATTCAGTATGCGCCGCATCAGAAATGGATGGGTTCGTTTCCTGCCGGAATGCCGCTGAATAATGCTGTCTGGTTCAAAGAACCTTCTAATGTAACTGGAGACGCGTGGAGACGACACGGTTTACTCGATGCGGAAATTCAGCAGACAACAGTGAGTAATTCTCTTCAGGGAATGGGTAAGGAAAAAACAGCAACCACAAATGTTTTAAACACGCAGATGTCGGCAGGAAAGTTAGATTTTCTTCTCAGGATGATTGAAAAGACTGCGTTAATTCCCTCCGCGCAGATGGATATTCACCTCGCGAAGAAGTTTGCTCACCCCTTGACTTTTTCGGCAATTTTAGGGCGACCGTTCAAATTATCCGAATGGGAAGAAATTTATCGTTACCTTCCTGCCGCATCATCTGTAAAACTGGAACAGCAAAGGGATGCAGAAGTTCAACAGGATATACAGATACTCCAAACATTAGGTGCGATCAATGATCCAAAAGTAAAAAATATAATGAATGTCGTTATTAAAAATATTTTCCGCAATCGAGACTGGCCCGAACTTGCCGAAATGTTAGACACCAATTATTTCGAACCAAAAACGGATGCAGGTAATGTTCAAATGATGAACCGAATGGCGGGTGCGTCAAATGAACAGGGTATAAAAATGAGCCAGGAAGAAGCAGGTGTCAGAGAACAGGCAAATAGATAGAAAGGGTGAAAATGTTAAACAAGAAAAAAGCAGTTTGGGAACTTTTATTTAACGAGGAACCAGAACAGCAACTTGATATTAATGATCCTGGGAATGTGGGTCGCATCAAAGTTGAACGTGGGAGGGAAGCCGAAGAAGTACGCAAAATGAAAGGAGGAATACTTTATAAACGGCTTGAAAAAGAAATTAAAAACGGAGTATTACACGTCTTGCAAGCACCCGCTACTACCAACTGTGGTTGTCCTTCTTGCCAAACGATAAGGGCAATTAACACATTGTTGGAACTGTGGATAGAGCTTGAAAGGACAATAGAGAGAGGAGATGAAGATGGATACTGACAAGACAGCCCATGAAGAAGAAACCATAATCAACGAGGAAATTATTGATGATGGAGGTGAAAAGAAAACTTTTGGAAACATGACCCCTGACCAAGTTATGTCTTGGTTCGGGCGCATCAACAAAGATCAAATTACGAAACAATTCGATGAAAAAGTCATGCCTGTTCTTGAAGAATTAAGGGCTGGTAGGCAGGTTACGGATTATGAAGCTCCGGTCTCAGATTTAATGTATACCGATCCCGAAAAATTCGTAGCAACGGAAATCGAGAAATACGAAAAGAAAAGAAAGAACACAACTGAGACAAAACTCAAACAAATTGACGAGGCTATTCTTGGATATGTCGATGACCCTCTTTACAGAGAAATTCATTCGGATATGAAGGGAATCGCCACGAAGAAGGCAGGAGAAGGCTGGCCCCCGGAAGCGGCTGTTACTTTCGCTAAAACTGAAGCAGAGAAAAATTATTACAAGCGACAGATAAGTGATGACAGCGATCTTGAAATGCTTGGTGGCGGTGGTAGCCCTTCGAGGAAGAAACAAAAGTCTTTGCCCCCGAATCTGAAAGAGGCTTGCGCCAGAGACATTCGTGACGGGGTATTCAAGGACGAAGCAGAGTACATTAGTAATATGAGTCCGAAGATGAAAGCGATTTATGGACTTTAACAGGGAGTAACCTTCATGCTGAAGACAAGACGTTCCCAAAACCCGGATACGAATTTTTTCCGATGTCGCAGGTGTCACTTTCCCCTTGATTTAAGCAGGGAAAAAAGTCGAGATGGCGATGGGGTCAAATTGGTGTCAACAACCGCATTTGGAGAAGATGTAACAGACCCGGTTCCAAAGTCTGGTGCGTGCCCTTTTTGCGGAACATTCAATTTTAAATAGGAGGACACTATGTTTATAGTTAGAGATTTAAGTGGTGCCCTGGCTCCAATCCCCATTGAGGTTTATTACAACGGAGACTACAATGCGGATTCAGTCACAAAGCGATATGCCGGAAGTCTTGTCTGTATTGCAAATATTGATATTGATGATGGGCTTTTCTATACCTTTGCCGGTGCTTCCGGCACAACGGCAATGGAAAATGTCTGTGGGATTCTGGCGGAGGAGCAAGGGACAAGTGGTAATTATCTGCCCAGTGATGGTGATTACGGGATGGCGTTGAAGAAAATGTATCCGCTTCTTCCCACGAGTATTGTCAGGGCAGAGTATGTGCAGGCTGATGCGGCTGGAACTGCGAATTATGATACCGGAGCTACAGGAACCGCAGCCAGTACGACCTTTACGATTACTTCTGTCGAGGATAGATGTAATGGCGGATGGATTTATATGCTGAATGGTGATGAACAGTATTACCTTCATTATATAGAAAATTCAACTTCTACAACCTCGTTCACGTTAGCAACGGCA